CTTACGTGAATAGGTGTGCCCTTCTTGTATAAGGTACTGCTGTCATAGAACTTGTCTACGTTACTTGCTGTCCTTGGAAATGCAATCTGCTCTGGTGGCAGTTGTTTGAATTCTTTCCTGAAGTCAGAAATGAATTTGATTACGTCATCTTCAGTGCCATTTACAATTACCTTGAGTGCGTCTTTGATCTTCTGTCTACATGGAGCAGGAGTTGAAGACTTGACTGCTTCCAGTCCCATGATCTTCAGTTTAGGTTCAGCATATGCAACCCCCTCACTGTTCCATACGTTGAGAATGTATCGCTTCTTGGCAGTCCAGATCCCAGTGTCAGCGATATTCTCACGTTTCATTTGCATCTTCTGTTCATATGCCTGAACGTAATCCGCAAGTTCCTGATAAGATTGTTCGATGAATGGTTCCAACTTGTCTTGACAGATCTTATCAAGTAAGGAAACAATTGCTGCTTTATCGCTAGACCTATTACTAAAGAATTTAGTAACAAGAGGTCCAAGATTAAGATAGATTGAGTCGGTATCGCTAGCGATGACATAATCTACATCCTCGGTTTGCAAAATCTTATTTAGATAAGAATTCATTTTGTTCTCAATCCAACGAATTGAGACTTGACCTGAGAGAGTAATTGCCTCGGCGTTTGCCAGTTTGTAATACCTGAAGTATTGATTACCAATGGCACCATAAGCAGAGTTGAGTTGAATCTTCTTTGCCATCTGAATGTTGTTGCATCGAGAGATTTCCTTCTGCAATGCATCAGATGGTTTCTTCTCATTTTCTTGCTTCGCTTGAAGCATCATCTTTTTATATTTGACTCGATCACTATACATCTTGTCCATGAGTTCTGGCAAGAACCCACGCTTGTCCTTTCTATACATGGCACCATTGGCACACACTGCATAGTTTTTGTACAACTCGAAAGTTATTTGCTCATCAAGTATCTTATCAACGGTTGCTGATGGATGCCTCTCGTCCAGTAGTGTCTCTGGCGAGATATTGTACTGCATAATAAGATGAGGGTAAAGAGAGTTGAGGTCAAAAGACACAACCCAATCATACTTTCCAGGAATCGGCTCCTTGACATAAGCACCTGCATACTTTGAGTCTTTATCGGAACGGACAATAGGAGGAATCACAATGTTCCTCTTCTTGAGGTAATTGTAGATGATGGTATCCCACATCCGAACCTGATAGAAGACATCATTATAATTCACTTTGGCGTCATATGCCATAGTGAGCGCAAGTTCGATGAGTTTCATCTTGTCCTCAAGACGGTCAACCAGTTCAACGTCTCGGATATTGTATTCAATAAAGAGTTGCCAATCTTTGTGATAGAACTCCTTGAAGGTATCGTATGGATTAGCAATCTTACGAGCACCAAGTTCTACATTGGCGATGTGATCTAGGCGATAAGATTCTTGATTTGTATAAGTGAACTTCTTATACAAATCCAAATAGTCTAGGACAGTAATCCCACCCACGTCATATGTCAGAAACTTCCTACCCTGAATGTATGTCTCATTCTCAGTCAGAAGTGACCATGGAGAAAGATACTTTGCTCGCTTCTCACCCAAGATACGAGTCAGTCTACGGGCAAGATATGGAATATCATACAATTGACAGTTCCAACCAGTTACAACATCAGGAGTGTTCTGACTCCACCAATCAACAAACTGATTGAGAAGTTCTTCTTCTGACCAGCATCGATTGTAAGTTACATTGTCCTGGTGCATACGATAATCACCAACACCCCAGACAACAATCTCCTTAGTATTGTAGTCCTGCACAGAGATTGCAGTCATCTCTTCAGAACAACTCTCTACATCAGGAAATCCATTCTCTGCAGCAACCTCAATATCAATCGTCACAAGTTGAATCTTACTGATGTCAAATTTGATCTCATCCTGAGGATATTTCTCAGAGATGTATTGATAGATATATCGATCATTGCCATAGATCTGGAATCCCTCCACATCCTGGTACTTCTTTACAAAGTCTCTACAATCCCTGACAGTGCCAGGCTTGATTTCTTGAACGTACTCACCTTCCAAAGTCTTATACTTTGTCCGTTCTTTTGCAGGGACAAAGAATGATGGGGAAAAATCATCACGAATCTTGATTCGTTTTCCATCTTCATAACCACGAACGAGAAACTTGTTCCCGATCATTTGTACGTTTGTGTAGAACTTCATTCAGGGGCGTCGATGTATGCTTTCAAAATATCAGGAGATGGTTCTCCGATAGTAATAATAAGATCAGTCTTCAATAGACAAGAGTTGTCCTCCATATAAAGAGGAAACTTTTCTAGTTTACCATCCACAATACGATAGCAATTTTTTAGAAAAATTCTTGGTTCTTCATCGAGTTCTTCGAACGTCCCGACAAGATAGTCTCCAGAGCGGAGATAAAATACTGCTGGTGTTTCCATTAGACTCCAATTTTTTCAGTGTAACTTTTGAGCACTTGTTCATGTGGTTCCACCACAGTAACTACCCAATCAACATCAACCACCATCTCGGTGTCTGCTGACAGGGGAATCCAGGGAGAAAAGAATAGTTCTTTCCTATCACTACTAGGTTCTTCTCCCTCAGTCAATAGTTCTGGATCTTTTGGTGCAGGGATCAGTTCTACCCGCACTGGATTTTTGAAAATGTAATAAATCGGTGTGTCGGATTCTTTGTCTCTTGCTTCCTTGATATCAGAAACAACCTCCTCACCCGACTTGAGTAACGCAAGTTTGACAGCCATAAGATACTTCAGTCCTCTAAACATTATAAGACCCCCCTTGGTCTTTGTCAAGGGAGGTCTTACCGACGATATTTGGGTTGCCCCAATTCTATTTATTCAATGTCATATACTTTCTTTGCCTGATGATCTGGAATGATCTTTCTCAGACTGATGGTAAGCAAACCATTATCAAACTTCACACTGTCAACGATGACATCATCAGAAAGATTGAATCCTCTAGCAAAGGTTCTATGTGCTACACCTCTGTGCAAGTATTCTGTATCACTAGTATCTTTTGGTACTTTGGATGAGATTAGAAGTACATTACTCTCTGTCGTTACTTCAAAATCATCTTTACCCCAACCAGCAAGTGCTAGTTCGATGCGCCATTTGATATTCGATTCCTTTACAATATTGTATGGAGGGTATTGACCACCAGGATTATTCATTCCGTATGAATGTAACCTGTAGAAAATATCATCCAACCCAACACTGTATCTGTTGGCAGCATCAAAAATTTTATCGATGTCTTTCGACGTGTATCTTGTGATATCCATTTTCGTTCCCCTTAGAAAGCGAGATTTGTTGTACTGTCCCCGAAGGCGACATTATTAATTATAACACTTTTGCAAAAAAGTGCGGTGTTGAGAACCGATCTCAATTATTCGGTTCTCTGTAATACAAAAATTTTAGGATAAATAATAGTAGACATATTCTATTATCTAAAATGAAAAAAGCAATTCTTGCTTTTGGAATGTTACTGATGACCGCAGGTGCTGCACAAGCTGGCGGACTTGTTACTAAGCACGCTTCTAGCACTCAACTTACTGTTGATGCAGCACGTTCTACTGCTAGCAGGATTGGACACACCTTCACCACCTCTGGTAGTGGAGTGAGCACCACTGATGGCACCACTTCGGGTGTTGTTGGTAATGCTGTGCTGATGACTAGCGATGGTTTTACTGGCTCTGCTAGCACCGTCACTGCTTCTCAAGCAACCTCTGGCAATGCATTCTCTTACAGTGCTTCATACACTCAGGGCGATGCTGTCCCTGCCTCTGCTGCTACCGTAGGCACTATTCCTAACTTTGGTTCAGTTACTTCTTACACAGCTGGAACTGCTGGTTCTTTGGCAGGCACAATCACAAGTGGTCATGCTATTACTCTGACTGCTGGTGGCGCTGGTACATCTGCAACGGGACAATTCGTTTCCGAAATCACAGTTATCGACTGAGACTATATACCATGAAGAGATTAGCAGAGGCAATTGGTCTCGGTTTGATCTTGGGAGCATTACATGGGGCTGCTCAGGCAGTCCCCGTGGTCCCAAATTTCACACAGGGATCAATGACTAGCCACACTGAGACGACACAAAAAATTACAGAGACCATCAATTCGATGGACTATAACACAGGGTATCAATACTCTGTGACAGGTAGTGGTATTACAGCATCAGGTTCTTTACAACCAGGCACAGGTGCTAACAATGTAACTATAGATGGAGTGACCTCATCATGGACAGGAATCAATACAAGACCAAACTTTACACAGACGACACCAGGAGCAGCGTTTCAGTTCACAGAAACGTACATGGGTCCTGGTCTCAGCAATCAAACAATCATTCAAAGAACAACAGAGGTAACAAGCATAACCGACACTACCTCTATCTTCTCGCAGTAGGTATCAATCTTGCTTTCCCAATTCAAGCATACGCTGAAGTCGGGGGTGTTAGTGCTACAGCTGCTCCCGTTGCTAATTCTTCAGGCTCTGTTACAAATCAGGCAATCCAAGTTTTACAAGGACCCTACATTACAAACACCTATGGGGCTGGGATCCAGTGTCAGGGACCCACTCTAAACTTCACACCATATGTAACTGGTAGTGCTTCTGCTACCAAACCATATGAACCCTATTACTATGATCCTGTATATGACATGCGTGACCTAGATGATGATGGAGCACCAGATAATCCTGGTTCCGTTTTGTATCGCATTCCTGTAAGAACAGGGCAGAAAGATAACTATAACTTAGGTATTGGTTTCTCTGCTACATGGTCTCGTCCTTTGGATAAAAAGTTGCAGGACCAATGCAAAGAGGCAGCTGCTGCTAACATCGCACTGATGCAACAGCAAACTGCTAACAAGAGATTAGATTTTGAGATCGCTAGACTCAAGAACTGTGGTGAGTTGATTCAAAAAGGAATCATGTTTCACCCCAAGTCACCTTACTATTCAGTGTGTGCTGACGTTGTTGTGATGAATAAGAACAAGATTGCTCCACACCGTCACACTATCCCTTCCGTTTCTTCTTCCTCCTCGGGAACACAGAACGCAACTCCCGAACAGCGTGGTTCATCTGACGCTGCTCTGCTCGGCGCTCCCCTGACGACAGGACGGGAATAGGTTTCTTACGAATAGCAGCAATCTTCTTCATGACCTTCTTGATGGTAGGTTTCACTGCCTTCAATAGTATGTCAGCAAGAGGTTTTGCTAGCAGTGCTGATGCTGTAGCAATAACAGCAACACCACCCACCTGTACAACCTGACCACCACTAGGCAGTCCTGCTACTATCTGTTGAGGTAGTGGGACTGCTTCTGTTATCTGGACACACTCATTACCTATGAGTTTATAATCAGTAACTTTCTTTCTAAACCCCTCTACGAATGCACCAACAGGTTCCTTTGCCTGCTGTGCTGGTGTAGGGCACTTTATTTCGGCAGTGGCAGGAGGAATTTTGGGTGTTGGTAGTTTTGGTGCCTCAGGTATTTCTGGTTCTGGTTCTTTTCTAGTTCTAGTGTCAACACCAGCAGGAGCAGTAGGGATTATCTGCTCAGGTTCATACTGAATAGGATTAAAACTAGGGACGCCAGAGTCACAATACGTAACCAGTCCTCTGTCGTCATCACTTCCAACAGTTTTAGATTTGTTTTTCGCTTCGTGGGCTTCGACACAACCAGGCACGTCAACGATAGGCACACCAATATTTACCACTACAGGTGGTGCTAGTGGGACTGATCGTGAAGTTGTTTCAAAAACATTTATAACAGGAGGAATATCTAACTCTCGTATTCCAACATTATTTGTTTGAATATCAGGAATTTCTGGCATCAGTCCTCAAATTCTCAGCAATCATTGAATACTTGACCAACTTGTGACCCTGCTTCAGATCCAATCTTCTGACCTAAGAGCAATGCCCAACCGCCTGCCAACCATCCGATGTAAGGTATATTCATTACAGCAGGAACAGCAACAC